CACCGAGATGGAACAGGTGCTTCGTGCCAACAACTGGACCGTGACCCGTAAGGTAAAGAACGCGGCACCAGCCATCAAGGACCGGCAGAACGCTGTGCGAGCCAAGATCAAGAATGCCAAGGGCGACGTCAGTCTGTTCGTGAACATTGAGAAGGCCAAGTACGTTCACAAGGGTTTTGCCACCGTGCAGATCAAGAAGGGCAGTACCTTCCTTGAAGAGGACAGCGACTACCAACACATCACCACTGCTGTGGGCTACTGCGTTGACTACGAATGGCCGATCCGCATGGACAAGAAGGTCATCGATGCTGCGCCACTCCCATCAGTCAACCATTTCAATACAAGGACCTAACCATGGCACGCACTAAAGAAGAACGGCACTCACTCATCCATCAGGATGCCATGGCCGAGTTTGAGAAGATCCAGACTGCTTTGCGCGATGAACGCCTGCAGTGTCTGCAAGATCGCCGCTTCTATTCCATCTCAGGTGCTCAGTGGGAAGGTCCACTCGGTGTCCAGTTCGAGAACAAGCCGCGCTTTGAAGTCAACAAGATTCACTTGGCCGTCATCCGCATCATCAACGAATACCGCAACAACCGCATCAGCGTGAACTTCGTCAGCAAGGAAGGTGAGGATGCTGACGACTTGGCTGATACCTGCGCCTCTTTGTACCGGGCTGACGAGCAGGATAGTACAGCTGAGGAAGCCTATGACAATGCCTTTGAGGAGGCAGTCGGTGGTGGCTTCGGTGCTTGGCGTCTGCGCACTTGCTACGAGGACGACGAGGACGACGAGGACGAGCGCCAACGCATCCGCATCGAACCGATCTTTGACGCTGACAGCTCAGTGTTCTTCGACCTGAACGCCAAGCGCCAAGACAAGGCTGATGCCAAGAAGTGCTTTGTGCTGACCGCCATGACGCGCGATGCCTATCGTGAAGAGTACAATGACGACCCAGCCTCGTGGCCAAAGCAGATTCATCAGCGCATGTTCGACTGGCTTACGCCTGACGTTGTCTATGTAGCTGAGTATTACTGTGTTGAGGAGCAGCGCGAGATTATCCATATCTACCGCGGTCTCGATGGTACTGAGCGCAAAGTATCTGACAGCGAACTCAATGAGGACGACACCCTTGAAGAGACACTTGCAGCCACTGGCTTCCGTGAAGTCCGCCAGAAGAAGGTGAAGCGCCGCAAGGTGCATAAGTACATCATGTCAGGCAAGGGTATCCTTGAGGACTGCGGTTTCATTGCTGGCAAGTGCATCCCCATCATTCCCGTATACGGCAAACGCTGGTTCGTCGATAACGTGGAACGCTGCATGGGCCATGTCCGCTTGGCTAAGGATCCTCAGCGCCTGAAGAACATGCAGCTTAGCAAGCTTGGCGAGTATGCTGCCTACTCCTCCATTGAGAAACCGGTATTCACGCCTGAGCAAGTCGCTGGCCACCAAGTAATGTGGGCTGAGGACAACATCAAAAACTACCCATACCTACTGATCAACCAACTCACGGATCAGAACGGTCAGCCCGTTGCTATTGGTGCTCAGTCTTACACCAAGGCTCCTGAGATTCCTCCGGCTATGGCTGCCTTGCTGCAAATCACCGAGCAGGATATGCAAGATGTCTTGGGCAACCAACAGGCCGGTGAGCAGTTGCAGCCCAACATCAGCGGCAAAGCAGTTGAGTTGATCCAGAATAAGCTCGACATGCAGACATTCATCTACATCAGCAACTTCAGCAAGGGTATCAAGCGCTCAGGTGAAGTCTGGCTCTCTATGGCCAAGGACATCCTAGTCGAAGAAGGCCGCAAAATGAAGGGCGTCACCGGTTCGGGCGAGACCACTCAAATCGAGTTGCTCAAGCCGCGCGTCGATGAGTCTGGCAAGGTGGAGTACGAGAATGACTTGGCTGAGGCTGACTTCGACGTTGGTGTGGACATCGGCCCATCGTCAGCCAGCAAGAAGCAAAGCACCGTGCGCTCGCTGACTGGCATGATGAGCATCACCCAAGATCCTGAGACACTTCAGGTTCTTGGCGCTATGGCCATGATGAATATGGAAGGCGAAGGTATTGGTGAAGTTCGTGATTATTTCCGCCACAAACTGATTAAAATGGGAGTTGTCAAACCTTCTGATGAAGAGATGGCAGCTTTGCAGCAAGAGTTGCAGAACCAACCACCTGATCCAAATGCTGAGTTCCTTAAAGCATCCGCTGATCAGGCTTCGGCTGCGGCAGTCAAGGCACGAGCAGATACCGTGCTGACCATTGCCAAGGCCAAAGAAACTGAAGCGAAGACTGCTGAGACCTTATCGAATATCGATCGGGCCGACATTGGTCAGCTGCTTCAAATGACACAAGCTCTTGGTGAATCAGCGCCACCTGCAGCGTGATGCTGTCGCTGAACACTAAGACAAGTAATGTGGTATCCACCCGGCCACTTCTATCGGGTGAGTTTCGAATGGGGGTCAACCATGAACAAAAAGGCAGACGGTACTACAGCAGCAGATGATGACAACACAGTTGTTTTGGACGACGAACAAACTGGTGAGGGCGAAGGCGAGGGTAACCTCGGTGAAGGTCAAACTAGTGAGGGCGAAGGTCAAGGCACTGGTGAGTCTGATGATGTTGTTGTGACCATTGGTGAGGAACCGCCTCCTCAAGAAGAAGAGCAAGCTCATGCACCTGAATGGGTTCGTGAACTGCGCAAGAACTACCGCGAACTTCAACGTGAGAAGCGTGAACTCGAAGAGAAGCTGAAAGGCGCTACGACTGCTGAGACCAAACCGGCAGCATTGGGCCAGAAACCTAAACTCGAAGAGCACGATTACGACACGGATAAGTACGAGGCAGCACTGGCAAATTGGTATGAGCAGAAACGCAAAGTCGATGAGCAAGCAGCCAAGGCGGAAGCTGAGGCTAAGGCAGCGAACGATGCGTGGCAAGCGAAGTTGGCATCCTACGGCAAGGCTAAGACCGAACTGAAGGTGAAAGACTTCGATGATGCAGAGCATGTGGCTCAGGAGACCTTCTCCCAGACCCAGCAAGGCATCATTCTGCAAGGTGCTGAGAATCCTGCGCTGTTGATCTATGCGCTTGGCAAGAACCCGAAGAAAGCAAAAGAGCTGGCTTCAATCACTGACCCCGTAAAGTATGCTTTTGCGGTGGCGAAACTGGAGACTCAATTGAAAGTATCACAACGCAAAGCACCTCCGCCTGAAGATACCATTGTCCGGGGAACCGGCAGTTCATCTGGTGCGGTTGACTCAACCCTCGAACGGCTGCGTGCCGATGCCGCGAAGACTGGTGACTACACAAAAGTCACCCAGTACAAGATGCAGAAGCGCAATGCCAAGTAATCCCTCAATCCGATAGGAGTATTCCATGTCCAATTTGTTTAGCAAAGAAGAGCGAGTCGCGTTCGAACTCCTGCTCGAAGGTTTCCAGGACGCCCTGGTACTGTCCCGCAACGTCTCCATCTACAACACCGACCAGGTGACGATGGAACGCACGAGCGATACCATCTGGCGCCCGCAACCCTACATCAGTCAGTCGTTTGACGGCACTGACCAGACCACCAACTTCAAGGACTACACGCAGCTCGCTGTGCCGGCTCGCATCGGCTACAGCAAGTCTGTGCCTTGGGTGCTGACCACGAAAGAACTTCGTGATGCTCTGCAAGAGCAGCGTCTGGGCGAAGCTGCCAAGCAGAAACTGGCTTCCGACATCAACGTGGCCGTGATGCGTGTTGCTGCACTGCAAGGCACTTTGGTGGTCAAGCGTTCGACTGCCGCCTCTGGCTTCGATGACGTGGCACAGGCCGAAGCGATCATGAATGAGCAAGGTGTCCAAGCCTTCGACCGTTACATGGCGCTGAGCACCCGTGACTACAATGGCATGGCCAGCAACCTCGCAGGTCGTCAGACCATGCAGGGCAAGCCGGTCACCGCCTACGAGAAGGCCTACGTCGGCACTGTGGCGTCTTTCGAGACCTACAAACTCGACTACGCAAACCGCCTGCAGGCTGCTGCTGGTGGCGCTGGTATCACGATCAGCACTCTGGATGCAGGTGGCAACATCTACACTCCGAAGGCCACGACCACTGCCACGACTGGTGAGGTCGGCAACGTTGACAATCGCTTCCAATCCGTGACCGTCTCTTCGACGACCAACGTGGTTGCTGGCGACTGCTTCACGATCGCGACGCTGAATGCTGTGCATCACATCACCAAGCAGGATACCGGCCAGCTGAAGACCTTCCGTGTCATCTCGGTGGATTCTGGTACGACCATGACGATCAGCCCTCCGATTATCACCAACCAAGTGGCCAATGACGCTTCGGCTGAGTACCAGAACTGCACGATCGGGACCAAGGCTGCCAACTCGGCAATCGTGTTCCTGAATACGGTGGCTGGCTATGCCAACCCGTTCTGGCAGAAGGATGCTCTCGAACTCCTGCCCGGACGCTATGCCGTTCCGACCGACGCAGGTACTGCCGTGATGCGCGCTTCCACTGATCAGGGCATCGAGCTGGTCATGCAGAAGTGGTATGACATCAACACCATGAAGATCAAGTATCGTCTCGATACGCTGTTCGGCGTGGTAAACAAGCAGCCTGAGATGTCGGGTATCATCTTGTTCAGCCAGACCTAATCGTAGGTGCAGGGACTTCGGTCCCTGTTCTTGCTCAATCATCTTCATAGGAGTTAAACATGTCTTCTCTCGTCGTAGGTCCCCTTGGCAACGTCACTGTTGTCGTTCCCGCTGCTGGCAGCATTGCTGTGTACACCAAAGGCAATTCTCAGGTGTCACAGATCGTCGGCTATCCCAACCACCCTGATACGCTCAGCTTGCTGGGTACCGTATCCAATGGTCAAACCGTCTTCGGTCCGTACGCTTCTGGCGCCACGATCCGCATTGACGGTGGTGCTCTGCCGACTTTGTATGAAGTTGGTGCCGCTCCGCTGGTCGAAGACGTGCTGGCCTGGCAGATCCAAGGTGCTCCAGTTACAGTTGATGTGACTGGTGCCGTCTCAGCTGCTGCCATTCTGGGCGGCATCGTGACGTCAACCACGGCTGCTGCTGTGGCCGGTACGATTCCGACTGGTACCGTGATGGATGCGGCCAGCAACTTGCAGATCGGTGACTCGTTCGACTGGTCTGTCATTGCGACTGGCGCTAACGCGTTCACTGTGACGGCTGCTGCCGGCCACACGATCGTGGGCAACGCCGTCGTGGCTACCGCAACTTCTGGCCACTTCCGCACTTGTAAGACTGCGGCAGCAACCTACGTTACATACCGCGTGGGCTAAAGTGATTCTGGGCTGGGTCTTCGGACCTGGCCCAGTTCCACAAGGAGACCATCATGCCACTGAAATCAGGATCGAGCAAGAAAACCATTTCAGCCAATATCAAAACTGAAATGAAAGCTGGCAAACCTCAACCACAAGCTGTGGCGATCGCCCTCAGTAAGGCGCGTGGTGGTAAGCCTGCTCCAAAATCCACATCGAAAGGAAAATCAAAATGAGCAAAGAATTCCCCGCCCTCGTCTATAAAGACAAAGGTCCACATCAGCGTGCTGGCGGCACCTATAACCACAAACTTGTGGAAGATGGGGCTGAATTTGATGCCGCCCTGGCTGATGGATGGTTCCCTACCTTGCCAGAGGCCATCGAAGGTAAGCTGGTCGTGCAGGAAGGTACCCAGGAACTTACGAATGCTGATGGTCAAGGGCAAGGTCAGGCTGATGACAACGAACCCCCTACGCGCGCCGAATTGGAAGCTAAAGCTGTGGAACTAGGCATCAAATTCAAGGCCAATACCACAGATAAGCAGCTCGGTGACCTGATCGCCGCCAAACTGGGAGCTTGATCATGAGCTGGACGAAGCGACAACTCGTAACCCAAGCCTTCGAGGAGATTGGGCTTGCTGCCTACGTCTTCGACTTGACGCCGGAGCAGCTGGAGAGTGCGCTTCGTCGGATGGATGCGATGGTAGGTGGGTGGAGTGCCAACGGCGCGCGAATCGCCTACCCACTTCCATCTTCTCCTCAGTTGAGCGATCTTGATGCCGAATCTAACATTCCAGATTTTGCCAATGAGGCCCTCTACTTGGGATTGGCTGTCAGATTGGCCCCATCATTTGGCAAAACTGTCTCGCCAGAGACTAAAGCCTTTGCTGACATGGCTTACAGCAACATGGCCAACCAGGTGGCAATTCCCACACCTGAACGTCAGATGCCACAGACTCTGCCTCGTGGACAAGGCACCAAACCATGGCGCAACTTCAACAACCCATTTTGCCAACGTCCTGAGGATCCTCTCCTCGCTGGTTCTGACGGCAAGATCGACCTCGAATAGGAGAACTTCATGGCCACCATCAATCAACTCAATGCTGCTGATCAACTTTCTGGCAGTGACCTTCTTCCACTGTATTCACAAGCAAATGGAGATGCTCGGAAAATCTCACTGACAAACCTGTTGAACTGGCTTGAGACGCAGCAGATTGCCACTCAAGACAACAAGATCACTCAATATGCGGCACCACTTACTGGAGCCACCGTCCTTCTTCGAGATGACCAGAACAGTGTTTGGTTGATCTTGACACCGGCCGGCACAATCGCAGCGCTTACACTCAAGTTGCCCTTGGTATCGAACTGCATCGACCGCCAGGAGATTCTCGTAAACTCAACTAAGGTTGTCACTGCTCTGACCATCGACGGCAATGGTTCGTCAGTTATTGGTGCACCAATTGCTCTCACAGCGAATGGATTCTTCCGTCTGCGCTGGGATGCAGTCATGAAGACTTGGTATCGCGTCGGCTAACCCTCAATCAACTTAGGAGAATCACCATGACTATTCGTTCACCCTTCCGTCCTCATTTCGGTTCGAACCAAAACCCTTCACCTGCTGCTGGTTCTGCAACCATCACCATTGGCAAAGGTGATAAGACGCTTCGCGTGCGTAATACCGGCGCCACCAATGTGATGTACTTCCGCACTGGTTTGGCATCTGATGGCACCGTGACTGCTACATCGGCAGACATGCCTGTTTATCCGGGCGAGATGGTTTACATCGAGAAGCCGCAGGACCATGACACTGTTGCAACCATCAGCGCTGCCGGCACAACTGCCAGTGTCATGAGCGGCGAAGGCGGGTTCTAATCATGCAAATCCCCATCCTTAATGGCATCTACACGGATGGGGTGTCCGACTTCCGGACGTCCTATCCTCGGAATTTAATTCCGGTCCCAAAACAACAGGGCATCTCAGAAGGATATTTACGCCCGGCAGATGGTATTGTGAAATTTGGTGAAGGCCCAGGTCGCGATCGTGGTGGTATCAACTGGAATGGAGGTTGTTACCGCGTCATGGGGTCGAATCTTGTCCGAATTGAATCAACCGGTGCCACAACTATACTCGCAACTCTCCCACCAGGATCTCAAGTCACACTAGACTACTCATTTGATCGCCTTGCCATTGCAGCAAGTGGCGGGTTGTATTACTGGGATGGCACAACTCTTACGCAAGTTCTCGATCCTGACCTAGGTACTGTCATTGACTTCATTTGGGTTGATGGTTATTTCATGACGACAGATGGAACAAGTTTGATCGTTACGGAGTTGAATGATCCTTATGCAGTTAATCCACTGAAGTATGGCAGCTCTGAAGCAGATCCTGACCAGATTAAAGGTCTGATCAAGCTACGCAATGAAGTCTACGCTCTGAATCGCTACACAATCGAAGTCTTCCAAAATATCGGCGGTGACCTTTTTCCGTTCCAGCGAATTGAAGGTGCTCAGATGCAACGTGGCGCCATTGGTACTTTTGCTGCAGCCATGTTTTTGGAGAACATCGCCTTCTTAGGTGGTGGTCGTAATGAAGCGCCGGCAGTGTGGATTGGAAGTAACAGTTCCACATCAAAGATCTCAACACGCGAGATTGATCAATTGCTTTTGGCCTATACTGAAATGCAACTTTCGACTGCGGTATTGGAGGTTCGTGTCCATAAGGGCCAGCAACTCTTGTATATGCATCTGCCTGACCAAACTCTGGTCTACGATGGGGCAGCTTCACAAGTTGTGAACGAACCTGTCTGGTTTGTTCTGACGTCCAGCCTCACTGGCATTGCTCAGTACAGAGCCAAGAATTTTGTCTGGGCCTACGACAAGTGGTTGTGTGGAGACCCGACCAGCATCTCTCATGGTTACCTGACTGATTCAATCTCATCCCATTATGGAGACGTGAATGGCTGGGAATTCGGTACAACCATCATCTACAATGAAGGTCGTGGCGCTCTGTTCCATGAGTTAGAGCTCGTCTGCCTGACTGGCAATGTTCCGCTTGGCGAGGACCCGACTATCTGGACGTCCTACACCATTGATGGCCGCACTTGGAGCCAAGAACGTCCACGCTCAGCAGGCAAGCAAGGCGAGCGGCTCAAACGTATCAGTTGGCTGCAGCAAGGA